CAAACGTTCCGAATTTAGATGTGGGGACACTCATGCCCGTATCGTCCGGCGTTTCCTATCCATTACCCATCATAGCGACTCCAGCCGCCGATCAGACCATTCAGGCGTACAACCTGAACCCTAACTCGGCCTCCGGTCAGCAATACTTAGGCACACTGGCAAGCCCATGGAGCGCAGCGCTGAATACCGCCAATGTCACGGTTGCCAATGTCGGGACATTAGCGACGACTCTGGCGACCATCAACACGGCGGATATCAACTCTCTGGCGATGACTGGTCAGGCGACGGAATACATGGGAGTATCGCTAGCCTTAAAGGGATTCCCCAGTATCGTGGCCGCAACGATTCAATCCAATCTGAATGCCGCTGTCGGTAACACCTCTCTGGCTACCGTGGCAACCAATGGAACCTACCGCTTCAATTCCTACGTCAAGCTGACGAACGTCGCGCAGAACAAATCGAATATCGGGCCAATCAATGTATCGTGGACCGATCCTTCCGGGCAGGTGTTGACGACTCAGGTATTGGCCTCTCTGTTCGGCGGCACTACGGGGGTGATCGATACCAACAACTCTATCGTCGGGGTGCTGGCTGGATTCCCTGTCACATTGGCGTGCCTTGCCGCTACGAGCGTGACGTACAATGTCGGCTACGCTTCAAACAGCACAGGCATCATGAATTATTCGCTGAGACTTTCACTGGAGGCATTATGAAAATGGAACATGAAGCAGCAGGGGCGATGCTTGGATCGAAGCCGAAGATGCCGCCCAAGCCGAAACCACGGAAGACCTTCCATGCTGAAGAGTTGCATGACGGGTCATACAGCGTAAAAAAGGGGCACACTGGCATGACGGAGCCGATGATGGAAGAGAAGCAAGAGAGCGCCCCAGACCTCGATGGAGTGCACGATAAACTCGAAGAACACATGGGCGGGAAGAACGAAGGCGAGGAAGAGATGGAGAAAGAGAAAGCAGGCGGCACTCCGCACCCACAGGAAGAGTAAATGGGAGAATGGCCTGAATCCGCGAAGTACTCGCACGAAGCGGTGAATTACGTGCCATGCGCTTCGGAATCGCTGAATCAGTTAACGGTGTACGATCAGTGCGGTAACTGCGAGAATTTCTTTGCACCGGATGGCTGCAAGCATGTGAAAAGCCCGATTGCAATAACTGGCTGGTGCGAGATGTACGACGAGGCGTGACATGGCTCCAACGGAGCATTTCAAAAATGCCGGAGATTACCGCCGCTGGAATGCGTTTCGGCATATTAACGGCATTCCCGCGCCTCATCTTGAAACCGCAGTAGTCGCTGGCAAGCCGCACAAAGTTCAGCATACGGAACTCTCAAAGCCAAAACGCAACTCAATGTACCGCTCGGTCTATGCGGGGCGGAAGAAGGGGGCGAAGTGATGGCAGAGAAGAAAAGGGATTCGAAGTATCGAACAGCCTTCCATGTTCGGAAGGGCGGTTTCCACAAATGGCTAGGCAAGAAAGAGGGCGAGCCAATCACGGCGGAAGATATTGCTCGTGGCAAGGCTGCTGGTGGTCATGCTCAAAAGATGGCACAGTTCGCCGAGAATGCAAAACACTGGAGCCATGGCAAATAGCCAGTACACCCCGGAACAACTCGCCAGACTGAAGCGGCGATGCCAAACCGATCTGTTCTTTCTTGGCAGAGACGTTCTGCATAAAGACTTCACAGTCGGAACGCACAAGCCGATGTGCGACTTCTACCCGATCAAGAACCCGGAAGTACACTTCAAAGAGTTCGGGCATTTCTACGAAGGTCCGCACGACCGGATGCAGTTGATCCCACGCAAAACCTACAAAAGCTCCATCAAGGTTGTCGAGGATGTGCAGTGGATCATATGCTTCCCTGAAATAAGAATTCTCACCGTGACGGCAGAGATCGGGCTGGCGACCGCGTTCAACGGGGAACTCACAACGTATTTTACGGTGCGCGGTAAAGCTGAACGAAATCCAGAAACGAATTTACTGGAAGGCGGAAGGCCGAACGAATTCCAGCAGCTTTTCCCGGAGCACTGCATTTCGGAGAGCGAGGCGACGGCGCACGAATACACTACGCCAGCCAGAGCATCCCTGCCTCCGGGCCTGATCTTCAAAGAGCCGACTGCCGGGACTCTCTCGATGGGCGGAACTTCTTCCGGCTGGCACTGCGACGTGATGGACTTTGACGATCCGGTCAGCGACAGAAACACCGAGAGCGGCAAATTGCTTGATCCGCTCTACAACCGTATTGCCATGATTACAGAATTGCTGGAGTCTCATGGATTCCGAAACTTTGTCGCCACTCGTTACGATGTAGACGATCCTTACGGGCGCATTGCGGAAAACATGGGCGTGAAGCAGTTGTACGGCGATTGCGAGCCGAAAGATCAAGGATTCAAGTACATGTGCCGTCCCTGCTGGTGGTTAAAGGGCAGGCCATATGAGCAACCGGATTACCGCACATGGACGCCAGTCGAGTCCGAACTCGATCTGTTTTTCCCGGAAGGTGCCCCATTCAAGGTGTTGAAAAAGAAGATGAAGGCACCCAAGACCTTCTCTTCGCAGCAATTAAACAGCCCCTCTCAGCAGGTGAACGTCACCTTCCCGGAGGACTTCGTGCGCGGGTTATTCGTGCCAGCCACAGCTCTGCCTAAAACAGGCATGATCTTTGCCTCATGGGACTTCGCCTATGGAATGGGGGAAAGCGTCACAGAGGATTATTCAGTCGGCGTAGTCGGCCTTCTGGACGCTAAATGCGAGTGGTGGGTCATTGATGTGGTTTGCGAGCATTTTACTCCGACCGAGAAAGCCTATCAGGTCATTAAGATGATCCGCGACCATCATCCCCGGCGAACGTGCATCGAGAACACGCCCGGAGTTAAGGGGTTGATGGAGGAGTCGATTGACAGGCAGGCCAAAAAAGAGAAGATCGTCACCAACATCGACTGGATCAGCGTTGGGATGGGGATTGCGGATGCAAAGTATCTCAGAATCGCCAAGCTTCACCCATACGCCACGGATAACAGAATTCACTTCCTCAACAACATCTCATGCGCCGATGAGATCGTTAAAGAGTTCTCCAACGTGCGCCGTGGGCGTTCTAAGCACAGGAACGACATACCGGATGCAATTGCCAGAATGGTCGAGCAGTACTCCCGGTACGGCGATCAGGTTGCCGGAATGCAATTGACTCAAGATGAGGCAGCCCAGAAGTTTGTCGAGCGCGGCCAGCAGGAATTGTTTGACTTATTGCACGGGCAGGGCAAGTATGCTGAAGGCGGAGCGTGGGCTTTAGGAATGTATGATGCAGATTACAGGGAGCCTTCCGTGGATGCGGAGGCACTTGACCCGAACAGTCCCAGTTACGCGATTGATTCGATGATGAAGGACAACTTTTAGTGAGCTTCCCCGACGAGTCATCGCACAGCGAGATTACGCTTCTCCAGGAACCATCGCCTGAAGAGATAGCGAATGCCGCTGCGGTTGAACTGGTCAAGCGGGACGCCGACACCGCTACGGCATGGATTGAAGGCCAGCAGTGGAATGAGCAGTGGCGCGTTATTGACATTCTCTATGACTCGCCACGAAACTTCGCTACATTCGAAGGCTCGCAGACACAAAAGGCGGCAGTAAACCGCTTCATCCTTGCCCAGCATGTCAACTCCATTCACCCGAAGTACATGGAAGGCCTGTTCTACGATGACCAGCTATTCACCACCAAGGCCGCGCCGGGCACGGACGAAGATGTAGCCAAAGCCAGAGCTTCGGTCATTCGTACTCAGTTGAAGGAGATGAATTTTGAGCAGGAAGTCAACTCCGGCACGTTCCAGATTCTTCTGCACGGAACCGGAATCTGGAAATGGGGATTGGAGCAGGTCGAAGAAAAGTACTACGAGTACCAGAGGGCAGACTATCCGCTTCAAACCCAGGGACTTGACGGGCAAACGAAAGAAGTCCCGACCACAGAATCCAGCACTTACACAGAAGTTGAGAAAAAGCGCGTCGTAATCAAGGCATTCTTCGAAAACAAAGAGATTCGCGGCATTCTGGTCGATCCGAAACTGAAGTGGCCAGATATTCGCAGGGCCGGATACGTCATTGACAAGTATTACCTGACGCTGGCGCAATTGTTGGCTCTTAAGGTTGACGAATCCTACGACCTGCCCAGCGAAGAAACTCTGAAGCAGTGGATTGCGGAGCCGAAAGAGCCAGCCGCAGCCTTGGGAACGCAGGATTCCTCGCAGGGATCGCCTTCCGTAGCGGGGCAGGGCGTTCCTGACTGGGAAGACACCAGCGATGACCCATATCTCGATTGCCTGATGGTGTTGGAGCGGTGGGATAACGAAAAAGTCATTACCACGTTGCAGAACAAAACCTGCATCCGCAATCAGGAGAACAAATATGGGTGCTTACCGTTCTACTCTGCAAATTATTACAACCGCATCCGGTCGTTCTGGGGAATCGGACTCGGAAAGATCGTTGGTACTGACCAGCGTCTACAACAGGGACTCGAAAATGGTGGAATTGCACTCCTGCAACTGCTGCTCGATCCGCCATTTGTCCACAACACAGAGCAGTTCGTTCTTACCCAGAATGTGCGACTGCGTAAAGGTGGAGCTATCAAGGTCAAGGGCGACGTTAGGACGGCGATTGCTCCGATGGAGATGCCCAAGCTTCCACTAGGGGAATTATTCGCATTCCTGCAAAGATCACAATCGAACGCGGAGGCTGCCGATGGAGTCAACGAACTATTCACAGCGGGAGCCATGCCTGGGCCTGGAACTGGAGGGCGCTCTTCAGCTACTCGAAATGCTACAGGGGTCAATGCTATATCGGGGGCTAACGCTAGTCGGCTGGAGGGTCCACTCGGCTTATTTTGTCGTCAGGTATTCGTGCCGTGGGTGTATCAGCTCGATCTCCTGAACCGGAGATTTCTGATGACCACGCCGGAAGGCCATGACCAGATCAAGCAAATTCTGGGCAAGGAGATGCCGGATTATAAGTTCGACGGCTTGCCTTTTCTCGACGGCAAGGTGGAGTTTGATGTACTGGCGGGCACGCATCTGGCGGCCAAGCGAATCGTCGCGCAAGCGATGCCGATCATGTTCTCAATCTTCGAGCAGCCACAGATTCAGGATCAACTCGCCAAGTACTTTGGCAAGACCATCAACCTGATGGAACTGTTCAGCATGTTCTTTGAATCAATCGGCTGGCCGACAAATAAGCGCTCTCTGTTCATGGATGCTCCTGCGGAAGTGATTCAGGGCTTGCGGCAGCAGGAGCAACAGGGTAAATTGCAGAATGAATTGACTATGCAGCAACTCAGGGGTCAACAGGCTTCGCAGTTGCAGGCGGAAAAGACACAGGGCGGCATGGCGAGGGATTTGGTCAAGTCGGCAACCAAGGCTGCGTCAGAACCGAAACCGGGGCTTGAGGAACGGGCGACCAATCAGGGCGAAGATTACTTACTGAGGAATGCCTTCGAGAACTCGCCAGAAACGCTAGGAACGCAATAATGCCCCAGCTAGGCGGTTCGCAGCGGATGATCGAGATTGAGCCGGAGAAGGGCATGATTCTGGCTTCAGCTAAAGGCAGCCCACTGCTGAAGATCATTCTTGATATCTTTGAGGCAGTAACGATTGAGGCGGAAAACGATTTGATCGCCACCGACCCTTTGATCGGTGCCAAGGCGGTGCAAATAAAACACTTGATCGCGCACTGTTTCAGGGATATGTTAATCACGGCTACGTACAGTATTGAATCGGCCATCGAGAGGGCGAATGGTAAGGCCGAACCCACAGCGCCAAAACACCGGACGCTGCAAGAAAGATTGGAAGAATTAGCTACTTTGTCCATGGGGCCGGAGGAAGGGTAAATGGATCGTCGGCAATTCCTTAGACTCGGCGGTGCTGGCATAGTAGCTTCGGCTACTATGGCTGAGGCTGGAATCTTGTCCGAATTCATGTCTTGGCTCACGCGAAAGCCTGCATGGTCGTTTCCCACAAACACCACGTTAGAACGACAGCAGGCGGACTTCCACGCCGCGTTAATACGGGAATACAGTATTCAATTTGAATCTGACGAGGCGCTAATGAGGGCCTTGCAGGTTCCAGTGATCGGGAAGCATATTAGATCGCGAGTACCAGAGGGCAGACTTCGAGCGATCTCAGCAGTAATGGCAGTAACTTAAAGGAAACTTAATGTCAACGCAACCTGTTGATCTGGAACAAGTAGAAGTACCAGTAGTCGAACCCGTCGCCCCACCGGAACCTCCCAAGCAGAAGATTCGCCGCGTCATTCAGCCCAAAGTAAATGGCAATCCAGTCGGCTCTCCCCATGTTTACGAAGGCGATACCGAGCAGGAAGTAATGGACAAGATGGCTGCGGCCATCGAGAACGGAACCCTTAAAATCCGCGACTTGAGCCTGAAGGCCAAAACAGGCGGTTTGGATATTCCGAAAGCGCCGGAAGATGCCGAACTTGATGATGACATCCCAGATGTAAAGCCCAAGCAGTTGACCGATGCGGAATGGCTGCAACTTTCTCAAGACATCAAAGACCCGGCCAAGATGGGAGAGGCTTACGACCGCCTCTACGAAGCCCGCACGGGCATGAAGCCTGCCGATGACGCTCAGGCCCGCACCAAACTGCGGCGCCTGGAGCGCGATGCCGAAGCGAAGCGGAATTCGGAAGCCTTCGTCAATTCCCATCCTGAATACTACATTTGCAGGGCGAATCAAGACGCGATGATCGGCTACATGGCCTCTCGCAACCTGCGCTGGACATTGAAGAATTTAGAACGAGCTTTTGCGGAACTGAATGCTGACGGACTGTTAGCGGCGGCTCCCGAAGAAGCGCCTGTTGTAGAAGTACCTGCACCAAAAGTACCAGAACCCGCACCAGAGATTCCTGAGACTCGGACTGAGGCCAGCGAACCACCTGCGGTCAGGAAACAACAGTCGGCATTTCCCTCGGCGATTAAGCCGAGTACGGCGAGCGGGCCAAGCGGTCCTGCAAAGCCAAAGAGGCCGACCGCAGCGGACGTTGCCCGAATGAGTGCGAAGGAATACAAAGCTTACATTATAGACAGCGAGTCGCGCGGACTGCCGTATCTCGCGCTCTCTTAACGCCCCGGACTGGGGATAAGCGGACCATTCGTCTGGCGTCCCGTCGAAAATCTGACGACTAAAAAGGACCAGTATGTCCGGTTACAATCCGGCATCAACAACATCAGGAAATCTGCCTCAGTCGACGGTTAACAAAAGTGGCTGTCGTTAAATCTCGCTATATCGGGGGACCTCTGCGAGAGCAGAAAATCCCGAGGAAAGACACCGATGAAAGACAATATTTGGCCGTATCTGGCCGGAATTTTCGATGGAGAGGGAAGTATCGCATTGAACTACAGGATGCCAGAGGGTAAAACGTGGCCCCATTTCTTTTGCCAGATCATCATCTACAACACTTCGTTGCCTTTGATGAAGTGGCTGGTAAAGAATGTCGGTGGGGTTTATTACACCAGACCTGTAGGCACGTCTCCGTTATCGAAGCTCACGCAGTACGTGTGGCATCCTTCGGGACGAAACAACAGGATCAAGTTTCTGTTGGCGATTCTCCCATACTCAGTAATCCGGCGCGAACGGATTAAGTTAGCGCTCGAATATCTGAGACTTGGTTACGGACAGGCCGAAGAACGCAAGCGGCTAGTAGCCAAGTGCAAAGAACTCAATCAAAACGGTGAATCCGTAGAGGCTAATACGCGAGACGCTGATGAAGAATCAGCGAAGATAGAGTCCGAACTCGTTGGCGACAATGAGAGCGCACCAGATGTGAATCTGGGTCCTGAATGGCGCAAGTATAATCAGCGTGCCATTATAGGTTTGGCCTAAACGCGATTGAACTTTTTATGACAAGTCGTTTATTGAGAACCTGAAGTTTTGGCTTCACTTTCTCCGGCTGTCTGAGCGCAGACCCTTGCCGATGAACTCTGGTAACAAGATCGAATTGTTCCAGTACCAGGTATTCGGCGCAAACATCACGCAAATCGCGGAAGGCACCGTGGGATCGGGCATTACACCCACTCTGCTTACCAACACAACGACGCTGGGACAGTATGGCGATTACCTATCGCTGTCTGACTACAGCATCCAGACAGCAATCGACGATGCGCTCGGCTCTCTGCGTTACGAGATCGCCTACCGCGCAGCTTTGTCTCTCAATACCGTTCACCGCAACGTCGTGGACACTGGAGCGACCATCGACAGTTCAGTAAACTCGCTGTCGAAAGCGTTCAACTCCAATCTGGCGCGATCCGACTTGGTGAACGTGGGCGGTGCACTTCTGGGCCGTGGAGTGAAGCCCTTCTTCAAGGCGGAAAACCGTCTTGGGGCAATCATCCACCCCTTTCAGATTTCCGACATGCTGACCGACACGACTTCTGGCGGCGTGACCGACATTGCGAAGTTCAAGACCGTTCGCGGCGAAAACAACGACGGCCTCTATGAGCTTCCTGATGAAGACGGCATGGACATTCTCGACGTTTCAGGAATGAAAGTGTACCCGTCGCAGATCGTGACCCAGACCACGAACTACAAAGGCAATGCCGGGGTCACGGCCTACCGCTCCTACTACTTCGGCGAGAACGCAACTTTCGGAATTTCGCTTGGAGGCAAGGAAGGCGCAAAGATCGGCGAAGGCGATTGGCGCAACATTACCACCGTCCTAGCCAAGAACCCTCCGGTCACTCAGGCCGATCCTATCGGCGTGATTGGCGGATGGACTGGGTACAACCTGAAGTATGCGGCGTCTCTGGGCACGGACGTAACCCTGAGGTACCGTTACATCGACGCACCAAGCAACGTTAGCTAAACAAATGACTTAGCTGCTTTCTAGGGGCAGCTAAGTTCGGATCATCATGAACGATTACATCGAGTTTATCTGTCCGCAATGCCATAAACGGTTCAGGGACCATATTTCCATGCCGTCTTGTACGGTAGGTGGGCACTGGACGCCGCATTCATCGACCGACGTTAATCCAGATGGTTGTGGGTGCTGCCATGAATATCAAGAAGAACTAAGGGAGATTGCATGAATTCCGAAGCCAAGGAAATACTCAAAGAGAAGATCGCCGCCGCTGCCGAAGGCCGCGAGCCTGTTCTTCCTGAGCGCGAGGAGAAGCTGGAAAAAGTGAAGCGTCGGCTTACAGAGAAGGAGCTGCTGGCCGCCGACATCGACGATCTCACCACGGACGAACTTCAGAGGCGTTTAACCGTCGTCAGTCTGCGAACGCAGATGATGGCGATGCAGAAGACCCAGCAGGAGGTCCATGACTGGGAAATCCGCCAGCGCGACAAGCTTGTTCAGCAGGCGGCAAAGATTCAGTCCGTTAAAGACCAAATGGCGAAGATCGAGGCGGACCAGAGAGCTTGCCGCCATCTTACCGGAGGCACCGGGGCGGCAGGATGGACCAATGGCGACGGCCTGATTTATGGCGCATCGACTTCCCCGCAGGAATTGCCGACTGGGGAGCGTTATTTCCTATGCTGGCGCTGTGCCAAGGAATTCCGTCTGCCCTCGAAACGCGCCGTCATCAATGGCGAGATGACTTACGCGGAATATCTCCGGCAGGAGCAGGAGTATTACGAACAGGCGCGGGCCAAGCGTAAGTCGATGGAAGGCACGGACGGAGCGGCTTTTGCAGGAATCGGGCCTCGCTTCCGCGTCCCGCCTCTGGAAAAACAGCGGGTCATTGACGATCAGGATTTCGAGGTCTACAAGAATCAGCATCCTGAACTCGTGCAGCAGACCATGAGGCAATAGCGTGCCATCAAGTACATTTACCTTGCAGCAGGTGTGCGATGACGCGGAAACCTTCGGCGAGTTGAAGCCCACGCTTCAAACGGGCGGAGCTTCCATGCAGCCCGCCTTGCAGATCGCCAACGAAGTCATGTCGGAAATCTGCGCCGAGGACTACAACTGGAAGTGGAATTCATTTCTTGTGCCGCCGTTCTGTACGATCTCATGGCAGAACGATTACGCCCTGCCGGGGATTACCGCTTTGGGCTGGCTGGAAAATGGCTATGCCTTGGATGTCAACTCCAGCCAGATTCCCAAGCGCAAGTACAAGATGGAAGTCGTCAAAGACCTGCAATCCAGCTCCGACGCTTGGGGCAGGCCATTCCAGATCGCTTGGGAACCAGTAGGCTTGCTGAATTACGGGTCATGGGGCACTGGGGCGACCGTACCCAATACCAATAACACCGGGCAGACGAATCCGGGTCCGGGAGTGGTTTACACCCAACCGCT